AACCGTCACAGTAAGAACCGGATTTAGGGTCACTGTAGAGAGTTCGCCGCCCGCCATAGCCGCCGCCGCCTCCACCGCCCCCTGAGCCGCCGCCGATGGTCCCATTATTTACTACAGAATAAGTGCCAGTGCCGCTACTAATATTAAACTCAATTGCGTCTGTGCCGTTTCCGCCCGCGCTGCCATTGGCTCCAGCGCCGCCGTTTGACCCTTGCGCTCCATCAAACCCACAGACACTTGCGCCAGATGCAACATTGATAGTTAAATCAGATGCAGCATTCAATGCTCCGGTAATAATTCCCGGATCACCTGACGAACCAACTACATCTACTCCAGAAGCAATATTTAATACTATAGGCGTATCATCTGTAGAAGCGTTGTACCCGGCTGCTGTTGCTAGAGTAAGAACATTAACATCTGTAGTATTTGATGTAACATTCAAAACTAACTCTCTTGCAGCAGCACTAGAGCCAAATCCTAAAATTTGATACCCAAAACTCATCTTCTACTCCAATTAAGCGTCGTTAGCTGCATCAGTTGTAAAGAATAGTTTTATACCAATTAGTCGTGCATCCTCTGCCATGTCGTCGTTAGCGTCAGAAACATCTCTAAATATTCTAAAGAAGCACATGTCTCCAGCGGCAGGGCTTCCTGCAATCGTTATCGCACCGCTCTCTGAAGTTACACAGAGGTCTTCTGCAGCGCCTAGAGCGTCATCTGTCACGACCACTGCAGTGCCGTATGCAACGTCAATAGTATCATTATCAGAGACTGCTACGCCTTGCAGACCCCAAGCAACACCATCTGTATCTGTTGCAGCAGTAGTCCAAAACGCTTGAAAAGTAACTGTGCCTTCGTTCCAGCTTTTTGGAAATGCAACTTGAAACTGAGCGTGTTCATCCGATGAGGCATCAAAGTCCAAAACATTCATGTCAGGACGACCAGAAGTTGTCTCCGCTGTAGCCAACGCTGCACACCCATTTGATGCAGTTGGACTCATGGCCGCTGCAGGGACAAAGATAGTTTCTTTACCTGCCGTCTTAATAGCTGCACTTGAAACTGTAGGGGCTTGCGTAAAGTTAACTACGCCACCAGAGGAGATTGACATAGCATCTGTATCTGATGCAGAGCCAATAGTGCCAGCGTCTTTAATAACAATATCATCTTTGAAGGTAACAATACCTGCAGAGGATATAGTCATTGCATCTGTTGCAGAGGCAGAACCAACCGTTCCGTCATCAGGTACAGTGACACTAGTTCCTGTAAGTGCCAGTGTTCCGGCGCTAGAGGGCAGAGTTACTGTAACATCCGAAGTAGACGCGGGTCCAATAAGAGTGACAGCGTTTGTGCCGTTGTCACTGTCTTCAAAAAACTTTACAAAGCCAGCACTGGTTGCGCCATTTTTAATATCGGCACCCGCGCTGATTACAGGAGTTGTTAGTGTTTTATTTGTTAGTGTGTCTGTTGACACTAGGGATACTAAAGTTGAGCTAGAACCTGCAGGTAAAGTTAAAGTGTTTGTCACTCCTGCAGAGTGAGGCTGGGCTATGACAATCTGACCGTGGCTGTTGTTTTCACAGTTAAACTGTATAGCACCAGAATTAGTGTTGCCTCGTACTGTAAGATGCCCTGTGCCTTTTGCTTCTAACTCAAGGTCAATGTTTGAGTCGTCACCAGTTGCAGATAGTTTCGGTGCATTGCCTGTGGCCGCGTTTGTTACATCAAACTGGTTGACTGCAGAAGAAGTGGTTTGAAAAATAATCTGTTCATTGCCGTTTTCATCTGCAATAAAATGTGCATCATCAATAAGAATGTTGTGAGAATTAGTGTCTAGATTACCACCCAGTTGAGGTGTTGTATCTTCAACAACATTTGCTATAGCACCAGAAGTAGCGAGTCCTGCAACTATAGCAGACCTCTGAATTTTCTTTAGTCCGCCACCTGACGTATCAACAGCTAAGAAAACGTCATCGTTTGCAACAGTGGATATTTCAGACAGAGAGCCTACGGCAACGGAATTGAAGTTTGTGCCGTCTGCAATAAGTAGATTACCTGAAGTGTTTGTTCCCATCGTGATATCATCACCGGAGACGGTTAGATCACCCGTGATGACAAGATTACCTGAAGAATCTAGTGTAAGGGCGGTGCTAGTTCCTATGGCACTGGTGCCAATCTTAAACTTGTCACTGTCTCCATCATCTATGCCCATCGTAAATGTCTGTGTTCCAGACAGTGCAAACGATAAGAAGGGATCGCCATCAGTTGCTGTGTTATTTATGATTAGCCCTGTGGTGCCTCCTGCACCGCCAAGAGTTAGGCTAGTGTCTGCAGCGTGAGTAAGAGTGATATCGTTATCGGAACCGAAGCCAAGAACTGCACTATCGCTATCTAGCTTGAGATCGTTGCTGACTGTGACTGCAGTAGAGGCGTTCATATCAATTGTTGCTTCGCCATCAATACGCAGAACACCGTCAGAGCTTTGTTGAATAAAGCTTGCAGTATCTCCAAACTGTATCTTTTCTGTAGTGGTTAACAGAATGTCATCAGAGAACTGGAAGTAATCTTCATCCTCCATCCATGTGAGAACGCCATCGGACGTGTTAGCATTAAATGTTACAGCTATATCTGTATCAACACCTGTTCCAAAAGTGATGGTATTACTGAGAAGTTTCTCAATAGCCCCACCCTCTCCATCGGTGCCGTCATGCTGATGGCCCCCTGTCTCAAAAGCTGAGTCAATCGCGTTAAACTCTGTAGTAAAATCGGAAGCCTGAATGGTTTCTCCGTCTACAAAGTTAGTGGGATCAGTTTTTGTATATCCTGTACCCATTACATTCTACCTCCCGGTGTAAATTCTAGTGAAAAGCCTTTTATTGTGTATGTTGGATTTGTGCTGCTATCATCAAATCTTAAAGCAACAGCAAAGCCAGAACCCTCTACTGATTGTCTATATAAAGGCGTGTAGGCTTCAGTGCCATATTCTGCAGTTGCATACGTGCTTGAACCGTAAAAAGCTGCACCCTGCGGGTTTGCAAGATCATAAGCTGCAGGAGTAGCTGCAGTTACATCGCCGTAGTCATATATCAGACTCATGTCTACGTTTGTTACGATACCTGTTGGATCGTAGTTCAAGATAACTCTTTGCATATTTTTTCTTATGCCAACGTCACCCATGTTGTAGTCTGTAGTTTGATACCTGCACACCATAGCGGTGCCGTCAAAGTCTACACCGCTCTCTTGTTGAAACACATAGCCGTTGTCAAAACCACCATGCAGAACTCTTTCTACGTTGCTTATTTCACCAAAAGCAGCGCAAGAGGGTTTTATGCCCTTTATGTCAGCGTACTCCCAAGCCACTTGTCCAGTGGCTAGGCTTCGTTTTAAAACAGCCGCTAAACCTAAAGATACCGCTGCAGTGTCACCGGACGTTGGATAAAAAAGTCTGTACTGAGACTTTGACTTAACAACTAGCGAAGAAATATTTGTTAGCTGGTTTGCTGATAGACCGTTGAGCCTTGCCTGAACCTGCTTAGATATCGTGCCAAGTTCTGTATCACCAATTTTTTCAGTACCAGCAACAGTTCTAAGTCCATCAGGTGCAAGATAAATCAGATCGCCACCAATTTCTTGAATACTAAAACGGGATAGACAGCCAATGTTTCTTGCGACAGGCTGCAGAACAAAGTCCGAAACGCTGGAACCTGCCAGCCTAAATATACTGTCCTTACAGAATACCACCAAAGTCTCGCGAAATTGTTTCATACCCACAATCTCATCGCCTACAGAGATTTGTCCTGCACCTGAAGCGGCACTGAAATCATTTTCACTATACGGGGCGGTAAACTGAATTATCTGGCGATTGTTTGTCATGCCAGAAAAGAATAGGTGGTTTTTATGTTCGACTACAACTTCCGGTGCTGTTGGTTTAGTTCCTGCGCCTGAACCTGCACCGCCAGTTAACGCTGTATACGTGCTGCCGTCAAAGATAGCTGCATCATTAACTCCGTCTGCCATCGCAATCTTTTCAGTGCCTGTCCAGTTATACACTGAAAAAGTATACCTCTCCGCGCTGGTGCGATTAGTCACAAAGTTTGTCCATCCAGAGCCTGTGCTTGTTGCCACGTTTGCGCCTCTTGCTGCAACAACTTTGTCTTGAAAAATAGCTATACCCAACACTCCACCAGAGCCTGACAACTGATTACTATCAAACTTTGTAAAACCTTTTAATTTAGAGTATCCACCCTCAACAGCAGGTTCATAGTTTTGCAGAGTAGTAGCCTCTCCCGGCTGCATAACAAAAATGCTTTTGTCGAGAACAAGACCACCGTCACAGTTTACAGGTAAAGCTTGCACTGGCATTATACGGCTCTCATGTAATCTTTTTGATTGGTTAGCTCAGTACGCATTCTCCGCACACCATTTTCATAGTCGCGGAATGCAAACTGTGCAGCTTGATCATTACCACGCAGTATGTGAACAAAGTATTTTACACGCGCTACAATTACATCATGATAGCGTGCTGGTATCTTTGGCTTGTCTGTAAATACACTTAGTTCTGGTGATGAGTCATAGAAATCAAACTCAACATCATACTGTGTATTTTCAGGTATGGGCGTGATACCAAAAGCGTTGTCGTTTTTGACACGATACACGCATTGAGGAGTAGTAAACCCATCATCGGGTGAGTTAAGGGCTAAGAACTCATTCTCTCTGTATGAGGTATGGTAGCGACCTCTACCCTCATGATATTCATCAATTGATTTATACTCTAAAGTTTTTGCAGATGCGTCATCCTCAAACACTTCAACAAAGTCTATGTCCAAGTTTGTTGATGCAGTGTTGCTAAGGCTAATAAAAGTTTGCTGCGTGGATGCAGTAAACGTGGCAGTTTTTATTTCACCGTTACCAACAGTATCTATGGTAAACGTGGTTGATAGATCAGAGTCCTTGTCACTGCTAGAGCCTGCAAACACGTTCAGTGTTTCTGACGTTGATGAGATAGTGCCAGACGCAATCCTTGCAGTAATTCTGTACACTCTGTTTTCAACGGTGGGCAGTGCTTGGTCTACACAACCAGCGTTCAAACGCAAAACACCCGCCGCGTAGGTTCTGCCACTCACAGAGTTGCTAAGTGCGGGGGTGCCGGATGTGCTTGTTCCTGCAGGGTCAGAGCTTCTGCTATCCCAGTACGAGCCTAGAGTAAAAGTCTTATCAAAGTTGCCCTGCCTAATTAGGTTCTGCGGGCGTAAAAAGAATGTGTCGTAGTCTACATCAGTGCAAAAAGTTATGTCTCCTGACGTAGCGGTAAAGGTAGAGGACACACCTGTAAGAGTTTCTGCAGACTGAAACGTGCCTTCAATCGGCTCAATAAGCATAAACTGCTCATCAGCGTGACCGCCGTGCGGTGGCACTCTACGTAGAATACCTTTTGCAGATGAGGTGCCGCCTGTGATCATTTCGTTAGGAGTAAATCCACCACCAACGCTAGACACCTCTACTTTTATAGGATAGGTGTAGGTGCCTCTGCCACCAAACAAAGTATAGTTGGCGCTAAGAAAATTCCAAGGCCATTGTATGTATTCAGCTTCGATGTCTCGTATAGCTCTGTTTATATCCTTTTTAACTGTCGTCTGTACACCCCGTGTTCCAGATAGACCAGCAGCAGTCTCTGCAATCGTAGTCTCATTAAGGTCTAGTAGCACAGCGTTTATAAGTTCTACATAATTCATGGCTTGCCTAACTTATGCTTGGTTAGCTAAGAAGAGTTCGTCTATCGTCAGCACTGCTTGTATTCGATCAGCGGTTCCTGCAGTTAACTTGATAGCATCACCCTCGTTAAGATTTAGTTCTAGCAACAAAAGCAAATGGTCATTTGCCGCTATGCTTTTACTGCCTAGCAGTTTAAAAGTTGTACTGGCACTTGCATCAGTAAACTCTAATGTCACAGGCGTAGCGTTGCCTGAAGTTTCACAAATCTGTATAGTTTTTAAAACAGCATCATGACCTGCAGGAACAGTATACACAGTTGTTTGATTAGTGCTGCTAAGAGCAACTGCCGCGTTACGAAGTCGTACTGCTCTGGCTAGTGTTGAGGTCACAGAGGCATTCCTTTAGGTTTATTTATAATAGGTTTAAAATCTGTACCTAGGGACGCTACACATTCTACTTCTGGATTTATATCGGCTACACCCACCATTGTGTAAGACCCAGTTTTTGGATTTATGTACAGAGTAAAAGTAACCCTGTACTGACTATCTCTAAGTGAAAAAGCAGGATACTCTCCATGTTTTGCAGCTTGAGTTGAAATTGAGCCAACTGGAAAGCACAGGTTGTTAATTTGCTGTGCTTGACTAAAAGTTGGTATTAGAAATAAAACTGCTGCTGCTAGAAGAGACTTCATCTACATTCCCCAAGCCTTCTTTAAATACGTCTGAACCAGTGTTGATTTTGTAAACATATCTTTTTGAGCTTTCATCAGATACGCATTTACTTCATACATGTTCTGAAGAATAAACGACTGTTCATACGACACATTAGAAGACATCCATCCAACTATGTTCTGCCTAAATCCCTTAGTAACTTTCTCCACACCGTGCGGGTAAATGATAGGAAAGATCACAGCTTCACCTGCGTTTAGTTTCTTACCTATTCTTCCTACC